ATGCCCTCTTTCAAATTAAACTCAAGCCCTAACCGATGTGCCCAAAATCTGGGTGACATAACATGAGGTATTGCCTTATCATCAATATACAAATCTGCATAAATTTTTCTTGTATCCTTACCACAGTATTCTTGTATAACAGGTAAATTCTCGTTTATAGCATCAAATTTAATACCATAGGCCATACAAAAAGTGACTGCATCATTTAATTCTACTCCCTCACGGCATGACCATAGTATAACTTTTACATTATTTTCTTGCAAGGATTTAATAATATTTATAATATCTATGTTAGGTGTACCTATATTAGGGTATTCATCTTTTAGAGTTATTGTTCCATCAAAATCAAATGCAACAATTATAGGCAAGTTTGATAGATATTGTTGTGCAATTATCTTTTTCTTATCCATACTACTCTCCTATTAATATATCATTTACTTCTTTTATCATGTGTTTACTAACCCAAAGATTTAACCATTTTGAGGATTTTATACCATTATCCCAATCAACATAAAATAATTCACTATATTTTCTCTTATAGGTTAAAATAATATGCTGCAATAGTTTATTTCTATGAGAACATAACTTCATAGATAACTCTATATTAAAATCCTCTTTCGCCCATTTCTCTATATCTTCATTAAATAAATCTTTTCTTTTACGCTTGAAAAACCTATTGTAGACTTCTTCTGGAACATAGCAGAAATGTACCCACTTTAGTTTTCCTGTTCCTTTTATATCATCAACCATTTTTAACAATATTTTCTTTTGTATCATTGTCAATGCTCTCCTTTAAGTTTTCAGCATAAGAAAAAGCATTTCTTTCATATAAGTGTGTACTTCCCGATATATGGGTATAAGCCCCAATACCAACACCAAGTTGAAATGCAAGAATGATTTGCATAGCTGTAAAAGAAAATACATCATAAGGAAATCCGGTCCATATATCATTCGATCTCATATATGTAGTAGCATGCAATTTATCATCTCTTATAAAGTATTGGAGTGCTATTGTGCAAGGTACATCTTTAGTAGGTTTATCTATATAATCTACTGGGTCTTTTATATGAATTACTGCTTGCCTGCTATCTGGATGCTCCTTTAGCAGCCTATATACATAATCAAATTGATTAAACCCATATTTATTAAAAATCCTATATCCGTATGCAGAATTTACACTTTTTCCATTATCGGTTAAATCATTCCAAACCTTAGAATATAAGCCAATATCTGATACTTTATTACTTCCAGATAGGTACCATAAGAGTTCACCAACAGCATAACGAATAGGCATTTTCCTACTTTTGGATTTAAGGATACAACGAGTTGGGTCTGTTATTGTAATACAAGTATTAAGTAGTTCCCCTACAACAACCCCGTCCCTGCTATTAAGATGAAGGATATCTCTTTGGTTATATAATTCTTCCATAAGAGTTTCCCAGGCATCATCTATATTTTCTGCAATAAGGTAGTAACTCATAGCTCAATACCTCCTGTTAAAGTGTTATATCTGTATATGTTTAATGAAGACTGCTTAAATATATTCTCAAACCCTTTTACATACTTTCTTAACTGGTCTAAAGTTTGTTCATAGTCTCCTCTGCTCCTCAATCTGCTTTCTGCATATTCAGGACTAATAGCAACATATACAACTTTTGTACCAGCGGTTAGCATTTGTGCCTCTAATTTATAGAGTTGATACATATTTAACCGCCTACCTTCTGCCTCTTGGTATACAAATTGACCATAACAAAATCTATCAGCTATGATATTTCTTGTTTTAGAGGCTTCGATTATATTAAGAAAATAGCCATAATCATTAGGCGTAGATGCAGTACAATGTACTATTTCTGCATTCATTATCTTTGATAAAAACCTTGCTAAGGTACTTTTACCAGACCCGTCACAGCCCTCAAGAACAACTAACATATTGCCTCCTTTATTTATCTTCGTCAATCTTCCATTTTCGTATATATTCCTTTGTACCATGTAATGTATGATATCTTTTCCAATCAATATCACCAAACATATATTGGCCATCTGGGAACTTGAAAGATTCATTTAAGTAGTGCCTTATTTCCATGCCCATTAGACCATCATACTCTAATTTATGTAAATACCTATTTTTATCTGGGTTATTAGGGTCTCTAACAACAGAATCCTTTTTTTCATCTATGTAGTCATAACACAAACAAGGAATATTAAAACAACTATACCCATTTTGCAATACTTCTGCTGCAAACCCTATATCGTCTCCATGAAGATTAAAGGCATCCGGCATTTTTATCCCAGCTCGTTTAATACCCTTTATATTAAGTATTTTAGTTTGCCTGGGTGTTGAGCCTTTATTTATCTGGTATTTTATACTATTATAACTACTTTTATTAGAAAACCTTTGTTTTCTAATATTACCTAATAGCACTTTTGGATGGTTCCTAAAAACCTCTCTTGATATTTTACCAGTTAATTGCAATACTTTTTGTGGTATTAAAGGGTCAATCTTATAATCTTTAACTCCTGTATGCTTACTACACTCTTTACCGGAATTTGTTTTACCACGATATAAAAATTGTAAATACCTTATATCATCATCCATATCCATAATATAAGGTAAACGATTTTCTATGGCATAATCCATTATGAATTGTCTTGTACTACCAACACCGGTTACAGCGCCTTTAGGAATTGGAATTAAATTCATGCCACGTTTAATTAGGTCACGATTTTCTTTTTTATACTCTTTATACTGTTCTTCTCTAACTACAATGTATACTTTACTTAAGGCCCTATCTGTAAACATGGGTAGCAAATTTCTACCTATAAAAAATCTTGGTCTATTATATGAGGGTATAAAAATATACAATAAGTCTTTTTCGGTTGTATTATTTAATACCTTTTCTATTTTAGAACGATTCATTAAATACCCCTCCTTTATACAGAAAGAGGGGGCGAATGCCCCCTCTTTTATGGGCCTTAATTAATCATCCCATTCATCATCGTCATCATCGTCAAAATCATCATCTTCATCTTCCGGTTCAGGTTCTTTTACAGCCTTTTTAGACTTAGCAACTTTCTTTTCCTTTACAGCTTTACTACGCTTAGCGGGCTTTACTTCTTCCTCTTCTTCATCCTCTTCATCGTCGTCAAAGTCATCGTCCTCTTCTTCATCATCATAGGCAGTCTTTCCAATGGGGAAATAATCACTGATCTTACTATAAGTTTGACCGTTGTATTCATTCCAAAATACTTCGATATCACAGGTCTTTCCAATTAGCTTATCAAGATCAATCTTAATCTTACCTTCATGCTTTACACCGATAGCCTTGAGAAAAGCCTTAAACTTCCACAGGGCCTTATCAATAAGAGTAAAGGTTTCAAAAACTCTACCGCCCTTATCTTCACCCTTAATAACCTCAAAGATTACCTGGAGAGCGTCATCCCCTGCTTGAGTAGTAGTTGTATTAATTTCCTTTACCTTTGCGGTATGAATACCCTCAGAAACTTTAGAAAAAGTTTCTACTCCTGTCATATCTACGGTAATAGTACGCTTTGCCATAATAAAATCCTCCTAATATCAAATGTTATATGTGGAAACCCGAAGGGCATCGCACTCAATTAATTCTGGATGCTGCCTATGAATAATACCCATTAATCCAGGGTTGTCTCTTGCAATTCCCTTTGCAATTACAGTATCAACAGCAACATTAATTTTGTCTCCTGTTTTTCTATCCCTTAAATACTTATACCCTTTTGCTTCATATAGTATAAACGTATTCATATTAATCTTCTCCAAAAATACCTAATTTTTTTAGTTTAAGATAAGATGGGTTTATCATCGTTGCAGGTACTTTAATTTCTTTATCTGTTTGTAACTTAGTCCAGTAATAAGGATTGGGACCAATATGCATACCATACTTAACAACAGTTTTTTCAGTTCCATTTTCAATCACCTCTCTACTTAATCGGGTTGTATGAAACCCGTAATTTGCCATACCCTCTAAATAAGTTCTTGCACCTTTACTTACAATAGGACGGGCATCAGGTAGAATTTCATCCTCCATACCGTCAATAGAATCCATAGCCTCATGGCAAGATACCAACACCCAACAATACTCACTTAATTCCCAACACATTCTAATTAATTCCTCTGTATCGGTTTTAAGATCACCCCACATCTGTTGGGTCATTTTCTTTTTCTTTTGCAAGGCATTTTCATCAATCCACATATTAGTAATCATGGAAAAGGTGTCAACAAAAATAGACTTATACCCTGCGCCTTTTTTATTTATCAATTCTTTTAAGCCTGCCTTTAAGCTTGGTACAGTATCACACCGAAGACCCATGATATCCTTTTTCTTACGGATTGTGTTAGCTCCATCATCCCCCACCTGCATATACAACATGGGTTTAGGCCATGTGGAACCTACCTCTGTTTTTCCGGTATTAGATTTTCCCCACAATACAACAAACTTTCTTTGACCAAGGTTTGCAATTTCTTCTACTTTATCCAATATGCCCATTTTGTACTCTCCTTTCTTCTGTTACCACATCTGTTCTATTATGAATCTCATACTCACGTTCTAACAGATATTTTATATTCCCTCCTGTTATCTGGGTATAGCAAATATTATAATAGCTGCACCAAATACAATCCCTACCCATGTTTTTTGTCTTATTTGTTTTTCCATACCGGGCAATTAATTTTGCTTGATATAAAAAGCCTTTCCATACATGGTCTACAATTTCAGGTTGGTAGTCCTGTTCAACCCTAAAAAAGTAGTTAGGTATATTTTCCATTAATTCCGCTGCAATATCTGCTTCTGGTTCAATGTTATACTGTTTACATGCCCTAATATAAGAAAAAGGAGTAACTTTATTCAGCTTAGTTTTTGAAAATATACCCGATTTTTCTAAAAATACTGGAGCTGGGGCGGGTTTACTACATATATAGTCCCATATTACTGAATCTGGTAATACCCCATACAAAAATTTAACCGCCTTTGCATATAATGATTTTTGAGTATTCATAATCAATACACTATTGGACGGTTTAATAGAAAATGTTTTATGCTCACCTATTTTAATAGTCTTTTTTCCATTTTTCTTTTTTAAGTACAGTTCATCAATTTTGCCCTTAAATAAATAAGGTTCACCTTTATGTTCAAAGATAGGTATTTCAAATTCTTTTTCGGTTACACTTGGTAGCTTTTCATTATTGTATACGTCATTGTAATCTTGGAAAATACTCCACAAGTCATCCAAATAGTTTTCCCCAAGATCACTTTGCCAGTTCGCCGGTATTTCATAGTATGTATCCGTTATTTCTTTATAGACTTGTTCCACTTTTTGTGGGTCAGACCTAACTTCTAACAACCTATGAAAATCTGTTCCAAAATACAAAGGACGCTGCGGTTTCTTAGGTTTAACCCCTACCTCATATCCTAAAAAATGAGAGTACGGACACCTTAAATAGGATTGAACTCGTGAATAGCTTATATTCATATCATATCCTCCTTAAACAATAGCACAAATTATAGGGGCCCCTTCTCAAGTAACATAAGTAACAAGATAATTACAATTTGTGCTATCGTTTAAGGGATAAACTGTATTTTACTGATTTGAAACACAATTATTTGTTGTATGCAACCCGCAAGAAACCCTGGAGGAAAGGTTTGGATAGATAAAATAATATAGTTTATAAATACAGTTTATCTCCTGTCGATACTGCCACGACTACGGACTTGAACCGTATGAAGCCTTGCCTTGTCGTGGATGACCCTGCTTTATCTACATGAATGAGATATGAAAGATATTAAAGACAATACATAGGAGCCAGTACATAATAGATAAAGCAGGGTTAAGGGGGTTATGTGTCGAAGATACTGAGAAAGGAAAATGAAAGCAGCACCTAAGACTATGGGCCTATGGCCCTTGGTGTGGAAAATGGGACTTGAACCCATACGCATTGCAGCACAAGAACCTAAATCTTGCACGTCTACCAATTCCGTCATTTCCACAAATGGCAGGGGTAATTGGATTTGAACCAATGTTACCGGCGTCAAAGGCCGGTGCCTTAACCGCTTGGCGATACCCCTATATGGTGGTCTGTATGGGAATTGAACCCATGCTACCGCCTTGAAGGGACGGTGTCTTAACCACTTGACTAACAGACCATGGTGGTCCCTCTGGGACTTGAACCCAGGGCCATCCGGTTATGAGCCGGGAGCTCTTACCAACTGAGCTAAGGGACCATAGGGCTATTAATTAGCCCTTATATGAGATTTAGTTCCCATCTTCATATTCATCTTCATTAAAAGCACGCTTTTTAGTGATGACCTTTTTTACTTTCTTAGTAGAATCAGTCTTATTCACAGACTTTTTCTTTCTGGGAGGTGTAAAATCACCAGTATCGGGGGTAATAAAATTAGCGAATCTTTCTTTCTTGGGCTTAGGGCTAATCTGCTTACCGGAGACACGGTCAAAAACGATCTCTCCTTTAGCAGTCTCGACAGTTATAGTCTTTTTATTGGCTTCGGTAATCTCCTTTTGGGCAATCCCAATGCCAGTAAACAAATGCAAAATTACTTTGTCGCCCTTCTTTAGGGTCTTTAGGCTCATAGTTTTCGCCTCCTTTATAAGATGACTATACTATAACACACTTTTATAGTAAATGCAATACCTTTTTATAAACTTTTTTATAAAAACTTATACCATATATTGGTATTTAATGTGTACCCCATGGACCAACACCTATGTCACAATCTAAAGGTACTTTTAGGGTTATACCAAAATAGTCTAATGTCTTAGGATGTAGCATAATTCTCCTTATTTCTGGCACAATCCAATCCTTGCACTCTTCGGGAAACTCACCTAATATAGAATCATGCACAGTACCTACTATCTTTAAGCCCTCTTTTCTTAATTCTTTATGAATCTGAAAAGCAGCGGATAGCAGTAAATCAGACCCTGTGCCCTGGACAGGTGTATTTATAGCCCTTCTGGCAGCAGAAGCCCTTTCCCATTTATTAGCAGAATAAATTAGCGGTAGCTTCCTAAACCTACCAAATTTATTGTATACACCACCCAAAGATTCACAAATTAGTTCTTGCTCATGGTGCCATGGTAATAAGCGAGTATATTTGGCAAAAAACTTTTGCCTAAATTGATTTGCTTCACTTAATGAAAATATTACCCCGTAATTATTATAAGCGTATTCGACAAACTTCTTTGCCGCCATACCATAAAGAAACAATTATACCCTCAATTTCTTGATATTTATTAGGGTTTAGACTATACCTTAATCAATAGTTAATTAGTTTTGTTTTAAGTATTTACCTGTTTTAGGGTCTCTTTTAGTATGGTGTTCTTGATGACATTTTTTACAAAGTACAATCAAATTGGATATATCATTGTTTTTTCTATCATGGTCTATATGGTGTATTAATAAATTATCTATACTGCCACAAAGAGAACAATATACCTTTTCAATAGCATCTTTGTATTGGCACCCATACTTAAAATTATTGTTGTTTACCCCTTTTTGGTTATACGCACCCCAGGGCTTTGAGCCTCTTTTTCCTCCTCTTGCTTTATCATGCTCTTTATAAGCACTCTTTGCACAATCGTGACAAAATTTTTGGTTTGGCCCTGTTTTTGTATACTCTTTTCCACATCTTTTACAGATTTTTATTCCAAAGTTTCTCAAAATATAACCTCCTTTCTTTATATTTAACCTATTTAACTATTGATCCTTCCCGTATATATAAACTCGTTTGATTTACTCTTATAGAGTAGTCGGTTTATAATAAGTCGTTGCACTCTCCGTTTAACGGTTAGCACAGGATTGGCATAGAGAAAAAATCTCCTTAGCTTTCCCTGTTTTGAGGAAGTTTTACTTCGGCAATCTTATACTTTACCGAAGTTGACCGCTTTGGCCTTTCCACGTTCTTCTTTCGTTGGTTCACGGCCATTGGTCATTAATTTTGCTGTTGTAGTGTGGATATCTCCACCTTCATTATATATCTTTAGCATGGTTTGATCATTAGAATAATCGGCAGCAATACGAAGTTCAAGTTGTGAATAATCCGCCTCAAAAAACAATCTTCCAGGTGGTGCTTTATAAATAGCCCTTACATCTTTTGTCCTTGGTACTTGTTGTAAATTTGGATTTTGGCAATTATGAACGCAAATACCATTAGCAATAAAACAATTTGTTTTTGGTACTGTTATATCGTATACAGGCACACTAATATTAAGATGCTCAATTTTAGTTATTACATGATTATTTTTTAGGCTACTTTTTCTACCATCATACTCTATTCCATAATAATCCATTCTATTTTTTATAAAAGAGTAATCTCTATTAAGGAGTTTAGATGCACCAACAATACCGTTTCCTTTTTCTAATGCTTGTATAATCTCTTTTTTAGTACATCTTTTTTCCATTAAAATATCATGTTGTTTTTTATAATATTCTTTATCTCTTAACTTAATAGAAGATTTTCCGCCTTTTGCATGCCATTCTGCATCTCTAATACTAATATGGTAACTTGCATGCTCTTTTGCAGTCATCCCTATTAAATTTCTTGGAACATTATTAAAAGGGTTATGGTCTATATGATGTATGTGTTCTGGTATAACCCCATAAACTTGAGAATATACAAAAACATGCTCTAACATTGAATTATGGCCAGAAAAGTAAACCTGATATCTTTTATTATTTTTTAACCCGCGTTCTATTGCAAGAACATGGTCCCCAGGCTTTTTTCCTTGTTTTGGTATAAGGCTATCAGCCCTTTTATAACTTCCATCTATAAGTCTTATTAAATGATCTGATGTAACATCAATATACTTTGTATTTCTATTTCCTTGGGTTTTATACCATACCCTAACAATATCATCTCTATATCCAGTGCACCCACTCCAAGACACTTCACATAGTACAGGCTCTAATTCATCATTGAAAGAATAAACTAAATCACCGGCAACAATGTCTTTAATAGGCTTATACCCACCTGGCACCATAACCGGAGTGCTACCAACAAGGCAACTCGTTCTTCCTGAAACTACATTTGTTAAATTAAAACTTGGGTGAATTCGTTTATCTGTACCAAGATCATCCTCCCATCTATTAAGGAACATTTTATTAAGTGTATTAGCAGCTTTATAGTCTAATATCATCTTAGGAAGATCATACCCTTTTGCAGCGAGCTTTTTTAATACACTTGCATCCGCTGATGGTTTACCGGTTTTTTCACTTTTCTTAATAACAGGTAAACCTTCTTTATTAAATAATACTTCGGCTACTTGACCAGAACTGTTCCAGTTAATATCATATCTTTCTTTTAAGCATTTATTTGCTTCCGCTTCTAAGTCTTTATACTTCTTTTTTACAGAGTGTAAAGCAGGTATATCAACATAAATGCCATTTCTTTCTACATCTCTGTACATTCTATACGCTGGCCGTAAAATATGTTTATACACCTTCCATTGTTGTTCAGTCAAATTTTCATTAAACCAACAAAATAACTCCCATGTGTATAAAACGTCTTTACGCAGGTACGGTCTAACTTTATCGGATGTATCAGAAGTCTTTTCTTTCTTAGAGATATCCCAATCGTCTACACCTAAATACTTTTGGGCCATATATTTTAGTCCGTGCTTCTCTGCCAAGTCATAAGCAGTACCCAATAGCATAACATCTTCATTTATGGGTAATTTAATGCCAAAATGATATTCTATAAACAAAGTATCAAATTTACCATTTTGCCATACTATTTTTGTATCAGATTCTTTTAAGTCTTTTAGTATTTTAATGCACTCTTTTTTACGGCTATAATCATTGATATTAAATGTTTTTATTGCAATACTACTACCTATACCCTTAGATAGGCCAATACCAATCCAAGTTATAGTATCTTTATACCTATTTAGCCCGGTTGTCTCAATATCTATTGTAGCATACTTATACTCCATAACCTCCACCCTCTTTACTATGCTCTAAGCAGCTTTCATACTCATGTACCGTAATTTTATGGATTTTACATTTTCCGTAATAGCTATCCGGTATTGGTTTTCTATCTAAGTGTTTACAAGTCTGGCATACCCCTATGGAAAACATACCGCGTGTACCTAAAAAGGATTCTAAGCTATCTGCATATCTTAAAGCATCGGAATAGCGCACTTTCCGTTCATTCTTATTCCCTTTTGCAAGTATTATTCCTGCCTTTGGGTTTTCTTCTATTCTGTCTATAATAAGTTTTCTTGCTACTGATAAAAAGGCTTCTAAGTCACTAATATGTTTTCCTTTTTCTTCATTTAATGTTTGTTGCCTTTTCATTATAGATCACCTATCTTTTACAGGTTTTCTTAATGTACTTTTTAGAGTTAAGCCTGCCCATTGTGCCTCACGAGTTTTAGGCGCTCTGGTTTCCTTAAACCCTAAAGAACGCATATTCCTAATAAACCCATGTTTTTTATGACTTTCTCTTCCAAAATCAATACAAAATTGGGTATAGGCTTCATATAGTCTATCTTTAGATATTGAATACTGAGAATCAACCACACACTTCTTTTTAATAAATGCGTGTATACTATCAGAATCTTGCCGTAAACCTTCTACCATACGATTACTCATTCTTGTACGTGGGATATCACTAACAGGCAATAAGCTTAATAGATAGGGTATTACCTCCTCTACGCTCTCATTACTGCACAAATCGTCTACATACATATTGTTAAGAAATAACTCATTATTCATATATAGTATCCGCATTCTCTTATAGAAAGCGTTAGATTTTTCTTCTAACTGTAATGGTAGCTGATTAAATGAAAAGATTAGCTTTGCAAACGGTACAAAGAAAAACGGTTCTTTTCCTTTCTTCTCGTGCATAATCTGATCTCCACCAGTAATCTTTTTTAAGTTCTCAATAGAGGATAAAGGTAAAGACCCATTATCACCACAAGAATTCAGCAGTCTACCATATAACTGTGATGGGTAGAATCTATGACTTAATTCGTGCATACTTAAAGCCGATGTATTTTGTCTGCCTACCATAGTTTCAATAAATCGTAATAGAACTGATTTACCGGTATTAGACTGCCCACAAAGAATCATAAATGTTTTTAGTCCATAGTCTAAAGTTAAACAATAGGCCATATAGGATAAAATCATTTTTATGTCTTCTTTTAGCAGTTTTGTTTTTTGAAAAAACTTATACAACCTTGTATCAGTAAAAGGAACATAGTTTCCTATCTCGTGGGGTATTTGTATAGTTTGTAGATACTTACTATCATGGGGTATTATTTCACCGGTATCTATATTATATACCCCGTTCTTAAAATTTATCAAGTTCTTATAACAATTAATTTCATTTGTTGTTTTTTGTAACCTTATATCGTCAATGATTAATCGGTAGATTTCCATTATCCTCCCTTGGTTTATGAAATAATCTATCATAATCATTTCCCTAATTGTATTCCTTATAGAGCTTGATGCTTCTATGTATACCCCATCCTTATATTGGTAGCACTCACCACCTAATACAAAAGTATCACCACGATTCACAAAGTAATCACATATTGCACGAGCATTAATAGAAATGGCTTTTCCTTTGGCATCATAGATAAGATACGGGTTATCCCCGGTATCTCTTGCTTGATATTTTTTAGTATTATCGACTATCTTTTCAAGCTCTTCCTGGGTCATAGGGTCATTAAAAACATACTTATTTATGACATTAGCTATATTAAGTATTTGTTCATCATCTGCGCCACGGTTTTTATACGCCATAAGGTGAGAAAATAAAGTAGAATTTCTTCCATCACCGTCTTTTAAGCCTAAGAGGCTTTCTTTTCGACTTAGCATAGGGGTCCATTCTAAAGGTAATTCTGCTATACCTTCCCAATCCTTATTAAATGATCTTCCTTCGGCATTAAAAGGCAATAATACATACCCTTTATTAGCACACCTAAAATCACATTTTAATCCGCAGGGTAAAACCATTCCTACTCGTTGTGGAAATTCCCGGTCCGTCTTAAAATATAGATGAAGCCCGTGCGGGGTTTTACACATTAGAGTTTTTAGTCCTGTTTCTTTTACAACCTTTAGGGCCTGTTTTTTACCTTCATCTATATCAACAACGATATACCCAGACCTAACCCACCATCCAATCTGCCCACCTGCTTTTATATGAGACCGTGCAAGCTTTATATTGACAATCGCAGAATCTACACGCTTTTTATCTTGGCATCTAACATACGAACCTTGCCCAATAAGGGTTTCAAATTCTGTTAATGTCAATATAATCACTCCTTGATATCATTCAAAGATACTTTACCGTTTTTTAGTTCTTTCAGTACAAGGTCATACAATTCTTTTACTTTATCATTCATAGGAGGAACACTTAATGATTGTACACAGCATTCATCATTAGTAGGATAAGCAGTATCATCAAAACAACAGGAGCCATTATCACAAGAATAGGTAGTATCATTATCAACACCTCTATCCATTAAAGTATAATTTGGACTATCAGAATGGTTTAACCAACGCTCTAATCTGTCTACCTTTTTAGTAACTCTTTTCTTTAAGTCACTATTTGACACACCAAAGATCGCTTTTATATGGTCCATTATGATAGTAACATCTGCAAGTTCATCTAACACACCCTGCTGCAACTCTTTACGAGCTTGCTTTTTATCTTCATATCTGGGATACTTTGAACAAATAGTGGCAAGTTCACAAAGTTCTTCCATAGATACTAAGATTTGATGGTTAGGACCGTATACTTTACGAGCTTTTTTTAGTACCTCTTTTTGTTTACAAGTTAGTATTGCCATACATACTACCTCCATTTAGTTTGTTTTATCAGGTTTATTCCAATCTTTAGCATGGTATACACTACACCCTGCTTGATTAAAAATATTTTGTGTCTGGAGAGATATTTCTTGTTTACGGCCATATACCACCCTACTCACTTTAGCAGACACCAGAGCGCGGGCACAAGCCTCACACGGGTATCTGGTGACATACACCGTAGCCCCTTCTGTGCTCTCCGTAGAGGAAGCGCAATCTGCTAATGCGTCTATTTCACTGTGGACTGCACGACAGTCAGACGGGTCTCTATGTGTCTTATCGTCATTTCCATACAATGCAACTCTAAGACACCCCTCACGAGAACAGATATTAGGCATACTACGATTTGCACCAAGTCCAATTATATGATTATTTTTTACAATACAACAACCAACTTTTACTTTTTGACACCCACTGTAAAACTCCGCATAGTCATCTGCTATAACCATATAGAAATCATCATTATGTATACGATTACTGGTCAAGAGTTAGCTCCCCTTTCATAAGGTCAATCCTAATTTTCTCTGATAAGGCAGAAATAAAAGAACCGTTAGAAGGTCTGCCTGTATCAGGGTTGACACTATTCCTAAACATAATATAGAGAACATCACTATTACCTTTTTCAAAAGTAATGTCGATAGCATGCCTTATCGCTCGTTCTACACGGCTACCGGTTGTTCCCTCAAGTTTACCAGTATCATTATATAAACGCCCTGTGATACTTTTCATATATGTAGGGTCAGATAAAACCAGAGCCACAGCAGTTCTAAGATAAAAGAACCCACGTAAATTAGCTGGCATACCCATTTCCATTAAATTACCAAGAACCCAAGAAAAATAATTGCTGCTTTGCAGAATATGTTTTGTAGATTCGTCAAAATCATCTAAGTTATGATATTTATATTCAAACATACGCTTACCCCTCAAATAAATTATAGCTTTTAGGTACTTTTGTGGGTTTATACTTAACCTTCGGTCTACCGGTTTTGTTATAAGTTCTCATATACTTAGAAAGTTCACAAAAACAATTCTCTAAAGACATAACATTAATGTATCTATCATAAACGGCACGGTCCTTAAATAATTGTTCAGGATTCCATTCATACCCTTCTGGCAAACAGTCACCATAGCTTAGACCATTAAACATCTCATTCATATTGTCTCTAAGCCAGAACAAACACTCTTCGGGTGTCATACCATCAGTGTCCTCAAAAACATAGCTTAAACCACGTTTACATCCGGGACCAGCAATGGTAAATTCATTTTCAGAAAAAGGGAAGTCCTTAATATATGTTAGATCAACAAATACTTGATAAGATAGAAAATATGCAAAACTGGGAAGCTCTTGTATAATATCATATACCTCTTTTTGGCTCTGTGCATTCATAACCCGTTCATACACATTATTCTTTTTTAGCCAAGGACCAATATGAAAAACTCTCAAAGGTATATCGGATTCAGCGCCTTTATCATTATTTGTATGGGTTTTACCGTCTGGGTACTTCCACATAGATTTTGTACTACCTTGATTATATGCAGCGGAAAACCATTTTCTATCTGGGTCCACATCTATAATAGCTTTATACAGCGGTCTAACAGTTTCCTTTAGTTTAAGCCCATTATAGATATCTTCGGCAGACCAAGGACCACCAAAGTCTGTAAATGTGTAGGGATTATTCCATGATCTAAACAAGAAAGTATTAGCTACTTTATCCTCAAGGGACAACCCTTTATTGTTAGATACACTCTTAATCAGTGCCTTAGACACCCTATCATTCTCTCTAAATATATTTGTGAACTTATATGTGCTTAAAATTGGGTTTTTTGTCCATGGTGCAGGTAGTTTTAGTACGTCCTTAGCGTAGTAAATCCCATACCGGTCTATAATAAATTGCATCAAATGAGCGGTATTTTGTTCATTAAGTACAGGGTTAGCCTTTTTAATAACCTTATACCTAACACCGCAATAGGGTATATCCCGTTCTTTTGTTCTCATACAGCTCCTCCTTTAGTTAGTTTACTATACTATATCATATTATAAGACTAATTGCAATCACAATATATAGTGTTATAGGTTTTGTTTATACATATACACTAAGGAATTAATAGAGGACGTTTTAACACTTGTATACCCATACCGTTTAATGGCATTGCGTAAAGAAGAACGACAAGATTCTGCACTTGAATACCCATTTTCTTTAGGGTCTATTACTACAACATTAGTTTCCATAGCAATAAACTCGTCTAAGGCTTGTTTAAGCTCAAATTTCTTTCTTCCTCTTTCAAAATCTTCGACAGTTAAATCACTTTTACGAAATTTCATAATACAACACTCCTTATATTAAATATAATCTTTTACACAAATTGTAGTGTTATTAGGGAGAGTTTTGAATAGTCTAAAAGGTAAAAGGTGATTCTCTAAATTAGTAGAATTAGAACTATACCAGCTTAATCCCCCATATTTTTCTCTTTTAATATATACTGTGTCAACGCAAGCATCTTGAAAAAGTTTCATAAGATTCCGTTCCTGGTCAGTAAAAAGTAATTCATCACACCTTGTAATATAATCATGGTTATTAACAATACGGCAAACTTCTTTACAGGTTACTTCTTCTCCATTTACACTTTTAATTTCTCCATTTTCGTTAATAAAATACTCTTTTGGGTCATCAAATATAAGGTCTGAAAACTTAAAAATTTGATTAACCTTAACTCCAATAACTTCGCAAATCTTAGGGGTTTCTTTCTTCATAATTTCCTCCTTAAAATTATCATACATGCCTTGTAATAGCACATTGTTAAAACAGTCTTCGCAACATGGTTCATCATTTATTGTGCAAAGTATGTCTTTTATTTGTCCGCAGTTTGCACACTTGCTTATGTAATAATCCATAAATTCCTCTCTTTTACTTTCTATATTTTAATCCGGTTCCTTTTTCTTTCCTTCACTGCAAAAATCATCAGGCTTTCTTGTCGATTAAACTTTTATACATTGCGTATTCCTACCGCCAATAGGGGTAGGCCAATCCGATGCTTCGATGAAATATTTACACTCTCGGCAATAGCACCCACCAGCAACATGAACGGGGTCAATGATTCGCTGCTCGTCTATAAGCCGTGGTATGAATGCTTCTCCCCAATTACTCATTATAGGTAGTCCTTTTACTTGTCTTTTCAGTTCATCAGAATCAATTAGCCTCATGCTCGTCCTCCTTGTCCATGAGAGCGCCGCAGTTGGGGCAAATCGCAGTATTTACGATGTATGCTGACCTAACATGACAAACACTGCAAGTTCCACACATACAACTTTTAATCAGTCTATTTGGCCCTAAAAACTCCCATCTCCCGTGCCTCACCTCCGCAACGTCGGCGGCGGGCTCTTTCAGAACAATATCAAACGTTGACCCAGGAAGGACATCAGCTCGTCTTGTTTCATCATACCCAAGATTTTTTAAGAGCTGTGCCCTCTCGATGTACTCCTTCATTCTGACTCACCCCATTTCAATCAGTGCAATTAGGTCTGCAACAGAAATGTCATGCTCTTTTGCAAACTCGACCATGCGCAACTTTGCAGGCTTAAAATCTTCGTAATTGTCACAACCCCACTCACAGCCTTCGTATTCATCATAGTACTGACAGAAATTGCACTTTCTAAAATCATCCATCCTGCTCCCTCCGTAGTGCGGCCTCAATTTCCAAAATTGAGAATGTATGACTTAACGGCTCTGCGTTCGGGATTTCAGTCTCCGCCGTGATAAATATATTTTCAGGCGTGTAATCCTTAATAACCGCATTGCACCAAAACCCTGTGCTACTCTTGTATGAAACTTTATCCCCAGGTTGGCACGGCATTACCACACACCGCTTTTCTCTGTCCGCCAAGGCCAATTCGCGGATTCTTTTAAGGGGAAGTTCGCCACAAGCGTCTACATAAAGGTCTCTCTGCTTTGCCAGCAGTTCTATTTCCTCCGGCTCCAATCCCGTATCCTCATAAGTTGCAAGGCAGTCAATAGCTCTGTTTATTACCTCTTGTTGGATAGGGCTGATACAATCAATACAATCTTCCAGTACATACTTTAATTTCTCCGTCAACTTTTCCATGTTATTTCTCCTTCTGATCGCGTGGCTTCTGAATATTCCACTTTTCTGTGCTGCCAGGATATTTTGACGAGATAATCATAATTCCATTCTTTCTCATTATTTTCTTCATCCGCTCCAACTCAAGTTGGGTTTCATGGCAAATTACTTTTTCTTCCTGGTACATTTTCTGCAACTTTTCATTTTCAGTTTGGAGATCAGAAAGTAAACTTATTACAGACCTAAGATCATGTTTTTTAATTACAGTATAATACCCTGACATAAGAGGAAAAGTATCACTTTCCAAAATATTATTTAATATTTCAATAGTATTTTTAATATAGATTAAACTCATTTTTCCAACTTCTCCAATCTATCTATAACCCTGCCTATCAGGGCAATAGCATCAAGATAGTCTTGTTGAGTAAATGCGTTTAGCAAGGAAGATGTATAAAGTTCTCTGATTTTTCTTTGCTCAACAGTTCCAATAGTTTTATAATTCGGTGTAATATATTCATCCATTGTTCTTCTCTCCCTCCGGCGGGCGGTTGGAATTTTTCAACCTATATCCCTCATCAAATGCGGACAAGAATTTATCAAGAATCCGGTCCCGCAGCTTGTTATATCTTAACAGGTTATTGTGGCTTCCACCTTTGCACGGTGCGGGCAACTTTCCAAGCCCCCTCATCTCAACGATCATGCGGGTTATGTCTTGATTGATATCATTCATCTTTCAGCGTCTCCTTCCACCACGTCCCGTCTGGTTTATCCCTCCGAATGCTTTTATAAAATGCACATTTACTTGCTTCGGTTATGTTAAAGTGAGCACTTGGGCAAACATCCTCGAAAGCACAACTGTCGCAAATATCAGCCATCTTTTAGCGCCTCCAATCTCTCCATCACCATCTGCACGGCCTCGTCCGTCATGGGAGCACCACATTTCGGACAAAAATGGTTATATTTTCTGTAATTCTTTAATACTCTATCATCTCCATGTGCATCAATTTTCTTGCATCTTGAGCACCTTATACTTCCGTATTTCGCATCCGTAAACTCACTCTGTTCAAATTCCCATTCGCCCATCCACACCTTCTTCACCCGCTCCCGGCTGACAGGACGGAGGGCGGAAACAGCTATATCAATCGCTTCGTCCAACTGTTTTCTGTCCCACCAAAGCCCATTTTTCAAGGTATCAATCGCTTCTTCCCGTGTCATTTTTATCTCCTTTTGAAAATACTCTTTAGGATTTACACTCTACCGCAGCCATAATACATCCTCCTTAATTCATATACTCTACTTTAGGGGCCGTAGATTCGTCCCAGTCTTGCCAAGTGGTATAGGGGGTAGTATTTACATGGGCACCGGTTAAGTCATCCTCCTGGTGGACTGCTGGGGCCTCCTGCTGCTGGCTAATTACCTTGCTCTGATTATAAGATACACCCAAGGCAATCAACAACGCTATAACTACACAAAATAGAGTAGCACTAAGAACCTTAATATGACCTATGTACTTATGTAACATAGTCTCTGGAATATAGTTTACAATACAATCATTTGTTTTCATGTTTTTTCCTTTCTGTAAATACCTTACCATTTACTTTAATAGTATATCCTGCTTTTCGTAATGAAGCCCTAATATCTCGCTTATAGGCACATTCTTTATATGTCGTTGACATATAACACTTTTTACCTTTGTACACTTCAAATAAGAAAGCCATATAACCCCACTATATTAATCACAGTAACTATAATGATTAAACGTATGCCTTAAACCCATCCAGCTCGTACAAAACACCCTTGTGCCGGATACCTACATTTCCTGTCTTTCTACTAACATACGCCCGACGACCCTTAGGGAATAAATCAGAATAAACCTTTGCCTCTTTACGATTAATAGTGAGATTAGGGAAATGGGTCTCAACTTCATCGGGTTTAAGTACATTATAAGACATATTAGGACGGGGATAGAATGAAAAGAAACAGTTCTCCTCTACCTCTGCAATACAGTTAGCAAACTTTCGGGAAGGATTCCTCTTACGATACAGTTTCTTATCCTTATTTAGATCAATATACAGGTCTTTTTTGAACCAACGCTTAAAAGTGGATTTAGTAACAGCAATTTGCGTATGGTCATCATCTCGACTGACTAACTTATACCGAAGTACATCATTAAGGTCTGTTTCAGTACAAACAAGATCATAAGAAATACCGGTTTTCTTATTGGTATAAATTATAATGCTTGTGCCTACCATGGTTTTAGTTTTCATAATAACCTCCTAAACAATACTATATAATAATGTGTTGTCTTGTGCCATTATTAGTGGTTTATGGCCTTTCTTGACTGTAAATACACTATAACACACCTACATAGAAAAAGCAAGGACTTTTTATATTATTTCTTAAAAATTTTTATAGCAGGATTATATATAATATATGTATGTGGGTATGTCATAGCAGCCAGTGTATAAATATACAGTTTTGTATATACCTGGGTACTGGATATTCATAACAGTTAAGCTCTAAAAATTCATGGGTTTTACCCTGGAATAAGTGTGTATGGAGGTGTGTTAATCTGTGACGATGGAAATTTTTGAACGCGATTTTCAAATTTTCACATGCGAAAAAGTTGGATCTAAAAAATTGGCATATTTATTATAAAGTACCCCTGAAAAAATGGCATTTTTATAATAGAAAAGGTACTAAAAATTGGCATGAATTTATTATTAACTTATTATAAATTTATAATAAAATACCTTGCCAATTTTTTTACTTCCCTATTGCGTGCGCCAGAAAAATGAAGATTTATTATAAAATTAATGGTTTTTTGGAGTTATGAATAAATTGTTAACAACCATGAACAAATTGTTAACAAATGCAAGGAAAAATTTTTATCTTGCATTTTTGAGGGACAGTGGGTGAAAAATACGTGTAATTTTAGGGTTAAAAATTGGCATATTTATTATAACTTTGAGCTAAAAAATTGGCAAACTAATAATAAAAATATCGTAAAAATCGCGAAAAAATGGCACGTGTTTTATAATAAAATTATAATAAATTATTATAAATTAAGTGTGCCAATTTTTTTATTTCCCTATTATCTACGAGAGAAAATGAATTAAAATAATATATATAATGCAAAAATAAAAGATATTAATTATATATAGGGGGTATAGGGGCAAAAAAATTGGCACGAAAATTTAATAATAATTTATAATAAAGTTATAATAAAAATCTGCCATTTTTTGCGATTTTTTTATTATAAAAAAGCCATTTTTTGGGGTGCATTTGGGTGCAAAAAGCCAATTTTTTGTGCTTCACATGCCAAAATTTTTGGTTTCACGGTATTTTTGTAAAGTTTGCTTTACATTTTCGTTTGAGCATGTGGAAAATTCAAATTTTGGCTGTGAGTTATAATAATTTTCGGGTTTAACCGGGGTTTGCAAAAATTTTTTACCGACCACTTAGGGCTTGCACCCTGGGCTCCATCTGACAGCGACGAGAATGCAGCCAGATTTAATTTTGTGGGTGGGGGTGGTGTGTGGGTATTATCCAGGGGAGAAGTGGGCCTTATATCGAAGCGTAGGGGCCTAATCTGAAATTGCACTTTACAGCGGGTGTAAAAATTTTTCTTGCAATTTTACAAAATTTATGCTATGATATACAAAGAGACAATAAAATCCATAAGAAATGAATAAATATACAGTCTGTTATAATAGAAAATGAATATTTATGCAAAATTTATGCAAAGGAGAGGATCACATGGAGAAAAAAGCTCGAATAGATAAAAACGTGCTGTATATCGACTTTACCGGTATAAAGATTCCATCATGGAAGATTAGAGAGGCTCAAAAAATTAAAACAAAGCTTATCAGAGATAGAAGACGGATAGACCCATTTTTCAGTATGGGGTACAGCAAAAGAAAGTATAAGACCGCCACTGAACTATGGTATTACTGTGAGGAGTATTTCAAAAGTAAACAGTATGTGCTAACTACAAAGGAGGGTATTCCAAGAAAAAATCCAGAAACCGGTGAATATCTATACGGAACTCTACCGCTCACAATGTCTGGGTTAGCTCGTCATTTAGGGGTTAGTACATCCACTTTGATCTGGTATGAGAGAAAAGCAGAGGCTGGCAAACTCCCTTATGAATTCAAAGAGGTGATACAAGAGGCAAAACACCGCATAGAAGAATATGCAGAAACCCGGTTGTATGACAAAGATGGAAATAGGGGTGCCGAATTCATGCTCTCAAGATCGTTTAGATGGAGGACACCACTTGAGGATTCCATGATAGTTAAGAATGAGGTTGAAACTAAGCTGCAACAAGAAAAATGGAAAAAGGTTGCTGAAAAGATGGATTTGGAAAATAAGGTGCTAAGAGAAAGCCTTTCTGAGACAGAAGCTGGTAATGTTCATATTGTTATTGAGCGAGCTGAGAAGCCCCTATACACAAAATAGTTTGAACTTATACAGGATGTAATCATTTGGAGGATATTTATGCAATGGTTTATAAGAATTATTAGTAAATTTATTCATAAATTAGCGAATATAGTGTATAAATATTCATTGTATGTGAATAATAATCCTAATAAAGCAATACTACAAATGGTTTGTATAATTTGGGGTATACTAATTGTATTAATTTTTGCTATTGCCTTTGGATAAGGGGGTATAAGAGTATGAGAAGCGAATTAGTGCTTTTTAATTTAGACTATGCGTATAAAAATAATAGGCCATGTGCTGGTATTATACAGCTTATGACAGATTTGCGCCGCTCTGGATGTACAGTAAATGTAGTATCTAATATACTGGATTCTGCCGAACATGATAAGTTAGAGCGTTGGGCAAATGAGGTCGGGGTTTATCGCTGGAAAATACAAAATGACCCTGCATTAGTTAGGAATAGTATAGACCGTTCGTGCCTGTATCTGCATGGGGACATAAATAAAATCGTTAGCTCTGGATACTCCTATAAGTATACTTATACACATTCTAAAGAAATTATTAAATGCGCCCAATTTGATTGTTATTGGAATGAAGCCGGTGAATGCCAAGGGGCTAAAGATAAGGTATTCCCTCAATATGGCAGTATGTGTCCTGAATATTATTCTTGTTAATAAGGAGTGTTAGTGTATGCCAAAACTACGGCGACAGAGTAGAAAGAAGTTCGGGTGCCGTTGTTTATCTTGTCAAGAAAAGAGTGGAGAGGTGTATATTGATCCTCTTGGTTATATGCACTGTATAAAGTGTGGTAGTATGAATATACGTCCTTGGCTGGGGGAGGTGGGGTAAATGGAGATAGGTAATCTACGCCCAGTTACCTTAAAAGATGGGAGAGAAGGTTGGTTTCACGATTGGCAATTTACTTCTTATTTAGTTGCAAGAAATGTTGTTACAAAAGAAGGAGGCCAGGTATCCTATGCTCAGGGTATAGTAGAATTAAATACCGGTGAAGTGATATTAGCAAAGCCAGAAGATATTACATTTAATGATACTGACCAACTATGTATACCTGATGAATACGAAAATGAAGAAGGAGAATAGTTATGCCGCTGCCGGATTTGAATTTCTGGATTAAAAAAGATAATAAATATATTTGTTCTAATTGTGGCTTTGAAACCAATAAACCTGCCGGGAGTAGATATGGGCCTGATATTTGCCCACGTTGCTTAGAGGTAGTACAAAAGTGCAATATGCAAGTACCTGTAAACTACTATAAAAAGGGAACAATTATGTGGTCTATTGTTAATGATGACTGGAGTGATCTGAAAGTATCAGAGATAGCAGAAGTTCTTGATGCAAATGAACAAACAGTGTATAGTGCAATATCTAATATTAAGAAAGAAACTGGGTATTGTGTACCTCATGTCAGCAAAACCATAGAGAGACTAAAAAGAATTCGCTTCGGTTCTGGGATGTGATGTATTGAAAATTCATAAAGCAATAAACCCAAGGTTTGAAGACTTTGTATTTAATTGGGATTATCCAGAGTATTTATTGGTGGGTGGGTATGGCTCAAGCAAGAGTTACCATATTGTATTAAAGCTAATCCTAAAAGCATTACAGGAAAAGCGCAAAATACTTGTGGTACGCGAAGTCTATGATACAATAAGAGAATCATGCTTTGATTTGTTTATTGAGATATTAGAAGATATAGACATGCTTGAGTATAACCCCAATAAAAAGAATAGTAGCAAAGTACGGTACAAAATAAGCCCAATGCAGCTCAATTTCCCTAATGGGTCAAAGGTAATATTTAAGGGTATGGATAAGCCTGGTAAACTAAAGTCTATTAATGGTTTGTCTATTGTTTGGTTAGAAGAAGCAAGTGAAGTTAAGTATGCAGGTTATAAAGAATTAAAGGGCAGACTTCGTCATCCTACGAGCAGCATGCACTTTATTTTAAGTACAAATCCTGTGGGTACTGAAAATTGGGTATATCAGCATTTCTTTAAGCATACAAACGAAGACGGTACACAAACTGTTATACTTGATGATAAAGAATTGTATGAACAACACACCATAGTACATAATAGGGTATATTATCATCATAGTGTGGTTAGCGATAATTATTTTGTACCAAAGGACTACATAACAAACCTTGACGAGATGAAGCTGTATGACCCTGATTTGTACAGAGTGGCAAGACTTGGTCAATTTGGTCTAAATGGTATACGAGTGCTACCGCAATTTACAACCGCTGACCATGATAAGGTTATGCGAGCTGTTAAAGGTATACCAGATCAATATAAGTTTGCAGGGTTCGACTTTGGGTTTGAAACTTCCTATAATGCGGTTATTCGTTGTGCTGTTGATGATAGAGAAAAATATTTGTATATTTATTGGGAGTATTATAAGAACCACATGACAGATGACCAAACAGCAGAGGAACTAAAGAATCTTGGTATACAGAATGTGCCTATAATAGCTGATAATGCAGAACCAAAAGCAATTCAGTATTACAGGCAAAGCGGGTTTAATATACGGCCATGCCATAAAGCAGCAGGGAGTAGACTTGAGAATACACGAAAGATTAAAAGGTTTAAGAAAATTATTTGCAGCAGTAATTGTACAAATACTATAAGAGAGTTAAGCACTTTAACATACGCTAAAGATACGAAAGATAATCTTATTTATGACCAATTTAACATAGACCCGCATACTTTCTCTGCTATATGGTACGCATTAGACAATTATACTGTTGCTAATATAAAATACATCCCAAGGAATAGTAGAAAGGGGAATACAGCATGAGAGGAAGGGCTATAAAACTATCTAATATAGATTCACCCTGCTATGACAAGAAAACCCACACGGATTGTCCAAATAGGCGTATAGGATGCAGACAAAGCTGCCAGGCTTGGGAAATATATGAGGCTTTCAAAAATGAAATGATGAATAGAAAAATAGAGGCACATAATAAAGAAACCGATATTGTATTGTATGATATATTATCAAAGTTAAAAGCAAAGAGGAGGAATAAGCATGGCTAATGATTCTACTTTTATTGTAAATGGGTTAAGAATACCTTGGGGGATGATCTCTGAGGAAGTCGAAGGACTGTATAGCAGTACAATTTTGTCTGAATTTAGAGATATCATTGGGTATTATGACATCTATGAGAATGGTGCTCCATTTACACCGGAAAATAAGAAAGCGGATTTTAAGTCATCTGATCTACATTTTAAGGAAGCAAGAAAACTAATTAATAAAGAAGCAAGATTTTTGTTTTCTAAGCACCCTGATATATGGGTTGAAGTACCTATTGATAAAGAAACTGCATCGGAACAACAGAAAGAGGAAGTAAAACAAAAAAGCAGTATCTACCAAAGCTATATTAACAGTATAATAAAGGATACAGGATTCTTTTCTAAGTTGGTTAAAGCTGCTAAGGACTGTTTTATTGGAAAAAGAATAGCATGGTTTGTAAACTTTGATGAAGTAAAACAGAAGATAACTATTGATTTTATTCCAAGTCTTGAATTTATATTTGAAACAGATGAAACAGACATCAATAAATTAACTAAAATTGTCGCTTTCTATACTGTTTTAGACAGTGATAACAAAGCAGAGCAAGTCATTTATAAGAAAAAGTATTGGCTTGACGAAAATACAAACATCTGTTGGATAAATGAGGCTTTGTATGATGGCCTGGGCAATCTAAAAGAAGAACTAATACCTGAAAGGCCCACCTTGTTTGAGGGGATTATTCCTGCCGGTGTTATTATAAATGATGGCTTGACCGGTGACTTGGACGGTATTAGTGAAATAGAAGAGCTGTCTGACAGTGAAAGCTGGTATAGCCGTATAAATAATGGGGATATAGATTCAGAAAGATCGGGTATGAATCCTATACGATATGCCATAGACATAAACCCCAATACAACAAAAGACTTGTCTATTGCACCTGGCGCATTTTGGGATTTGTCAAGCGACCCCAATAGTCCAGATGGTTCTACCGGAAGTGTCGGTATGATGGAAACGTCTTTGGGGTACAGCTCGGCCGTAGATTCTACCCTAAAACGTATACGGGCAAGTATGTATGAAAGTATTGATATGCCTGATATAAGCGCAGAATCTATGCAGGGTGTTGTAACAAGCGGAAAGACATTAAAGGCAATATACTGGAGCCTAATTGTTCGTTGTGAAGAAAAGATGCTTGCATGGCGTCCTGCTATTGAGCAAATAGTTAGAATTCTAATCTCTGGCGGTAAACTGTATCCAAAGGCAGCGGAAGTTTATTTAGATGGGTTTACTTTGCCTGATGATGAATACGAAGTGACTATTGATAATCAATATCCTATACCTGATGATGAAGCAGATGAAAAGGCTATTGATCTCCAAGAGGTAAATGCTCAAACTATGAGTAGGATGTCTTATATGAAGAAGTGGAGAAATCTGACTGATTCGGAAGCTATGGCAGAACTACAACAAATAGCAATGGAACGTGAATTGTTAGAGAGTAGTTATAGCCTAACACCCCCCATAGATCGTAGTGACGAACAGGATGCCCAAGATGATACCCAAGATAATAATGAAGAAATGGACCAGGAGCAATCCCAAGATGATACTCAGGGTGATACCCCTACCGATGACGAACAAGCTGATACAGATAAACAGGAGCAGTAAATAGGACTATCACAATGCCCCGCCCTTTACGGGGCGGGGTTATTTTAATTGAGGTAAAGTATTATGAACGAGTTTAAGTTAGGAAATGCTGAAAAGCTACGAGATAGACTAACTAAGGAACAAGAACAGGAGATAGCAAATACTTATAAACAAGTAGCAGATAAGGTAAAGAAGAAATTAAAGAGTATTCCTAATAATGGTACTGCTACTTCCGCATTAAAGAAGCAGCAATTACAACAATTAAAGAAGCTATTAGACAGTGAATATAAATCTATGCGGGATAAAATTGGTAAACAAATTGAACAAAAAGCAAAAGAAACTACACAAGGACCAATAAATGCTGCTAAAGAATTTGCAAAAAAGTTAGGTTTTGTTAAATTAGAAGGAGCCTATGCCAGTGTTCCTAATGATGTAATATCAAGTATAGTAACGGGTCAGGTATATGACGGAGATTGGTCTTTAAGTTCAGCACTATGGAAAGATGTACAGCATAAACAGAAGGATATAAATAAAGTAATAGCCGATGGCGTATCTATGAATAAGTCTGCCTTTGATATTGCTAAAGATTTAGAAGAGTATGTAGACCCAAAAGCAAAAAAGTCTTGGGACTGGAAGAAAGTATATCCGGGTGTATCATCTAAGATAGATTATAGTGCCCAAAGATTGGCCAGAACGATGCCAGCACACGCCTACCAACAGAGCTTAGAGGCCACAGTTAAAAATAACCCTTTTATTGATGGGTATATATGGCACTCTGGGACAGGGAAACGGACATGTGAAATTTGCAGGGAAAGGGATGGAAAGTTTTTTGCAAAAGGAAAGCTGCCTATGGACCATCCCAACGGACGATGCACCTTTATTACAAAAGGGCAAAGTATGATGGATATATCTGATAGATTGGCTGATTGGGTTAATGGTAAAAGTGATAAAGGTATAGATAAATATATGGAGGATTTATATGGTAAAGTAAAGCAAGAAAAAAGTAAAGGCTTAACAAAGGCACAGCAGAAAAAGGCCGATGAATGGGATAAATCTTATAAAAATGTGGTAGAATTTGCAAAAAAGAACGGATATAGTATAGAGCAAACAGTTAAAAGTATACTTGGTAGCCCACCTAAAGGCTCTAAATACTATGGCGGTATTGTTGATGAAGTAAAGAAAGCATATACTCCGCCAAAAGTAAAGCCACAAAGAAAGAGCTTTACTTTTAAGGATATGAATAGGAAAGATGCGAATTCCTATATACGAAAAATGATAAGTAAATTAAAATATAGTCCTGATATAGTAGATGCCTTAGATGATTACATGATGTTTTCTGATGATATAAATGCCTATTTAAGAGGGCAAATAAAGACTAATGCTTATAAAAATTCTATTAGTGTGCTCTCTAAGGCTATGAATAAAGATACAGAAGAGATAGTTTTGCGTGGGTGTGATTCTAAAACATTGGGTATTAATCCACAACTAAGCCAACAAGAAATAGCTAATAGATTGGTAGGTACAGTCTTTAAGGATAAAGGATTTTTGTCTACAACAAAGGCAGAAAGTATAGCCAAAGAGTTTAGCCAACGCGGTATAGACGGAAATGAATCAGAATTGCCCACGATTATAGCTATTAAGGTACCTAAAGGCATAGGTAAATGCTATATAGATTCTGGATTAGGTGAAGTGTTAATTGATAAAGGCTCGTCTATGGAGATCATAAGCACAGAGTTAAAGGATGGTATACTGTATATAACAGCGGAGGTATTAAGATGAAAAGTAAAAATGATTCAAGATGGGTAGACAATGGCCTTGAGCCTATTGGTAATAAGCAGAATACTAAAGCATTAAAACTATCTAAACAGTATCAGAAATGGGTACAAGATAAGAAAACAAAATAATTTTATTTGACTACATAATTATACAAAAACCGCTTTACTTTTGCATAATTATTCTGTATACTATCGTATACAGAAACCGGTCTGTATAAAACCCGGATTAAAATATGACCAGACATTTTTCTGGATAGGAGGTATTACTATGCTGTATGAGAGTAAACTAAAAAACCTTGGACTACAATTCTTTGCAGAATCTGGCGAAGGTGATTCTACTGGTAATGACAATTCTCAATTAGATAATGCACATGAGGATAATAAGACTACCAGTGAGAAAACTTTTACTCAAGAACAAGTAAAAGCTCTACTTTCCAAAGAAAAGAAACAGGGTAGAAGGGCAGTATTAAGAGAGCTGGGTCTTGACCCGGAAGATTCTGAAAGTGTTACTAAGGCAAAGAAAACCCTTGAGAATTCTAAGACAGATGCAGAAAAAGCAAACGATACTATAAAGCTAATGACTGATAGCAAAAATGCTGCTGAACAACGCGCAATTATTGCAGAAAGAAAGCTTGCTCTAATTAATAGCGATTGTAAAAAAGAATTTATAGATGAAGTTGCAACTTTGGTAGCATCTAAAATGGATGATGATACGGATTTTAATGCCGCTATTGCAATAGTAAAAGAGAAGTGTCCTACCTTCTTTCAAGATAAAGAGGAGGAGAAAAGTAATAATACAACCGGCAATAGTCAAGGGCATAAAAGACAGAAAGCATCCAAAGAAGAAAAGGGCTCTCTTGGTTCTCGTTTGGCAAAAGGTGCCTCTAAAAATACAGTTAAAGAAAATCCATATTTCAAAAATTAAGGAGTGAATAAGTATGCTAAATCGTTCCGGTATTACTAAGGAAACCGCAGTAGCTCCGTCTCAAATCCTATTTAATGTACAGAATCAAATGAGCGTTGGAGTTATTGTAGATGAAACCGTGGGTACTGCTGGTGAAGATGGGAGAAAGATTGTTAAGGCAGGTACCCCTCTTAATGGTGATCTAACCGCTCGTGGTACTGCATTTGTGGCCGCAAAGGATACGTCTAACCCTGCTGTTGGTGTCCTGCTACATGATGTAGACGTTACTGACGGTGATGCAAATGGTACCCTGCTTATCTGGGGTTTTGTAAACCTAAACCGCATGGATTCTACAACGGCTGGTCTTATTACTGCTAATAGAAAGACAGAGCTTGCTGGCCGTGTGTGGTTCCTAAAGGACTAATCTATTATAAGAATAACAAAGGAGGAATATAGATGGCTACTATTTTTGATCTTGTTACCGCCCCCGAGCTTTCCGCTTATTGGGAAGAGTATAGCAAAGACAGACCCCCGTATCTGGGTGAAACTTTGTGGCCTGCACAAAAGAAACTTGGTCTTGATATTAAATGGCTAAAAGGTGCGGCTGGGCGTCCTATTGTTCTAAAGCCCTCTGCATTTGATGCTGGTGTTGTCCCCCGTCCCCGTATCGGTTTTGACCGTCTGTCTGCTGAGATGCCTTTCTTTAAGGAATCTACTTATATTGATGAAGAACTACGTCAACAACTAAATATGGTTCTTGAAACTGAAAATACTGCTTATATTGACAGTGTTTTGAACCGTGTCTTTAATGATGAAGTTCGTCTAATTGAAGCCGCTCGCGCTCGTCGTGAAATGATGCGGATGATGGTCCTAACCACTGGCTCTATTGCTATTACTGCTAATGGACAGAATTATGCTTATGACTATGGCGTTCCTTCCAACCATAAGGCAACTGTCACTAAGTCCTGGAGCGACCCCACGGCCGATATCTTGGCGGACATCCAAACTTGGCAGGATAAGATTGAAGCGGATACCGGTGTGAAGCCTACCCGTGCTGTCTGTGATAGAAAGACTTGGTCCTACATTAAGAAGAATGAGGCTATTTCTAAGGCGGTGTATGTGTACGGCGGCGGTGATATCCTTGTATCTGACAATAAGGTTAAGGCCCTTCTGATGGAGGAACTTGAGCTTGAAGTCTATGTGAACTCTAAGCAATACATTAGTGATACCGGTGCTGCGGTTAAGTACGTTCCCGATGATACCTTTGTCCTATTCCCCACTGGTAATCTTGGGTTTACTTGGTTTGGTACTACCCCGGAGGAATCTGACCTTCTATCCAGCGGTGTAGCAAATGTATCTATTACTGATACCGGTGTTGCTATTACTACTATGCCGAAAAGCGATCCTGTTAATGTGGAAACCAAGGTTTCTATGATTTCTCTACCCAGCTTTGAAGCAGCAGATCAGATATTTATTGCTGATGTGGCAAACCCTTGACATCTGTTGAATTAGTAGGGGCACCGGAGCAGGACCTACTTGGTAAAAAAACAAGTGAGTTGCAGTATGGTATTGGAGTAAACGGGGATTATATTACTGGTACATTGCACCATGTTACAGGATATACCGGGTTTAATGGAACGGTTCCCGCTGAACAAGAGGGTTACTATTTTGCAATGCAGATAATCCCACCGGAAGATGCAGAACTAAGTTCTTCTACCCTAAATGTATGGGGTAAAGAACTTGACCCAGAGGATGACGGTGGAAAGCCTATTCTTATAAAGCTATTGAAAGATGCTACTGGGGATGAAGTTAGCGGCTCCTTTACTGTAAATGCAAATTGGGGTTCCGGTGCTGTTCAACAGACGTTTACCTACAAATTCAGATTGGATTAAAGGAGTGAATACCTATGGTAAAGATTACAAATGGCGTAAAGACCTTTACAGTTAGTAAAGGTGCGTTTAATAGCCTGTATAAAGCCATGGGGTATTCCATCATAGACGGATTGGGTGGAGTGCATTCTTCACCCAATTCTGATATGGATATCCCTGGTGAACAACATAGCTCTATACAAGATGATGATACATATATAGGTGTAGATGACCTAAATAGAATGTCTTTCAAAGAACTAAAAGAACTTGCGGAAGATTATGATATAGACATATCCGGTATAAGCAATAAAGAAGCACTTAAAAATATTCTTATTGATAATTTGTTTACTTAATACAGAGGAGGGCGGCATTTATGACAGATATTGAAAACCTAAAGCTCATATTGAGAGAAAATGATATACCCTTTTTTACTGATGAAGAATTGGAATATTACCTAAAGGAAGCTCAGGGTGATGTAAAAAATGCCGCTTATACTTGTCTCTGTATTAAGGCAGAAAGCACTAACATATCTGCTAATGGCTTAACAACCGCCGATATGGGACAATACTTTCGTAGGCTTGCAAATATGTATAGGCCAACTAATAGTGGTATACTAAAGGGGTGAAATAGATGAAAGCCCCTAAGTTTGAAGAATATAAAATCCGTAAAAATATAGATATATATGGGATAAATTTTTCGTTTAATAGAGATGTACTAAATGATTTTAAGGAGCCTACTGGAGAAGTGAAAACTACCCAAGTTAAGGGGATATATCATACATCATCGTCACATATTACTGTTGTAGGTTCCGAAGATTCTTCTATACAAACAAAAGATAGTCCTGCTATATTGATATTGTATAACCCTGAAATTGATATAAAGCAAAATGATTGGGTAAAATACAACGGTAAAAAATATATCGTTACTGGCGTAAATAATTGGTACGAATGGAACATAGCCCTTGATATTAGTTTGGAGGTAGTCGTATGAACGGTTTTAAGTTCGATGCATCTGAGTTAGCGCAAAAACTTGGCTCCATGGAGAATAAATTTGACATGGCAGTTAGTGCCTTAGCAGATCAGGGTGCCTTAGCTATGCAAAATAGTGCTAAGTCTAATGCAAGGTGGCAAGATCGTACAGGCGCAGCAAGGCAACGATTAAAGGGCGATTCTCAAGCGGTGTCTAATGGGTATAGGATAAGGCTTGCTCATGGTGTAGATTATGGTATTTGGTTAGAGCTTGCAAATGAGAAGCGGTATGCAATTATAGATGAAACCGTTAGGCATGTAGGGGATTCGGAGGTTATGCCAGCTTTTCAAAATCTTATGGATAGATTAGGTTAAGGGGATAGACATGAAACATGAAAAGACAAGACTAATGGATATTTACGCTCATTTAAGAGATAATGAGATTGATGTCTATACTCCTGCACAGCATACAGGGGAATGTACTGCACCTTATGTTGTTGTTAAAGATTCTGGGACAGACCAATATAATAATTTTAGCAGCACAAGAACACTATATGATATTATGTGCTACGTTCCTAAGAATCAATTCACATATTTAGAGCAGTATGTAGATAAAGTTAAAACGATAATGGAAGGGTTAAAACCAATGATAATGCCAATGCACTATGAAACCCCTTCTTTCTATGATGATACAGTTAAGGCCCACATGATCTCTATACAATATAGAAATTATAAAAAATTCTATTAAGGAGGCTAAAGTATGGCAACTACTTATAAGAGAGGTAATGAGATACCCACTATTGACGTGGCCCTTGTTACTATGGAAGTTTCTGGACAAGAAAATGAAATTGCCCTTGATACTGCTTCTACTATTGAGGTAAATCCCACTTCTGAAACGGAAGACGCAGTACAACTTATTGTAAAAGGACGACTTATTGCACAAAAGCCCAGTAATACAACTGTTACAGGCAATACTATTACATTGACCGATAACGTATTTAACCCTGAAATGGTTAAGATTTTGCAGGGGGGTACTATTAAATACTGGTCTAATGCAGAACACGGTTCTGAAACTGATACAGATGCCGGTTTTGGTGTTGCAAGTTATAAGCCCCCTGTTGCTGGGTCCGCTGAAAAGGGCACTGTCTTTAAGCTGCATGCTTATTCCAGTATTTATAATGCGGCGGGTATTATAACCGGATATGAAAAGATTTCTTATCCTAACTGTCAAGGAACTCCCGTATTTTTGAATACAGAAGACGGTGCTTTCCGTGCCCCTGAGTATACTATTAACTCTGCACCTACGGAAGATGAAGCACCTTATGAGATTACTTATGTAGATGAACTGCCCACGGTTACAAAGGGTTAAAGGAGGGAATACATAATGGAGTATACAAACCATCAACCTACTTCTATACAGGACCTTATTAGTTATAGCCAAGGACAAATTGTGAAACTTCCTGATTTTTCAGAAGGGCAACCTTTTTATGCGCGTCTACGTCGCCCTTCTATGCTGTCTCTAATGTCTAATGGTAAAATTCCTAATAGCCTTGTTATTACTGCAAACCGGCTGTTTAATGGTAAAGGCATGGATGATAGAAATGAAAATTCCATGAGTGAAGTTCTCCAACTTCTTGAAGTTATTTGTGAATCTGCATTTGTTGAACCCTCCTATAAGGAACTAAAAGAGGCCGGTGTTCACCTAACAGATCAACAGTATATGGCAGTGTTTAATTACACTCAAGAGGGGGTAAAAGCCCTGGAGCCCTTTCGTAGGGAGTGAGCAAATACTATCTTTAATTGCAATGTCACAGCGGTATAGCGTTCGACCTTCTGAATTAATAGGAGAATTGGACCCCTATACCGCTTATTGCTTAGATGAAGCATGTGCTATTATTATGCTAAAGTTAGATAATGAGGAGGAGATAGTATTTAAGCCTCATTACAGTAGCTTTACAGAGTTATATAAAAAATATGAAAAGGGGTGAGAATATATGGCATTTGATTTGGGTACTGCTGTTGGGTACTTAGAACTTGATACTACAAAATTTACAAAACCCCTTAATGAAGCACAAAAAGGATTCAGTTCCTTTAATGATAAAACCTTATCAACTAAGGATAGGATAACCGGATTAGGGAAAGGGTTTACAACCCTTGGTAAAGGGCTTACATTAGGTGTAACTGCCCCCCTTGTGGGGGCTGGTGCAATGGCAGTGAAGTCCGCTGCTACTTTTGAAAACGCATTTTCTCAAGTTAAGTCCGCTACCGGAGCCACTTCTAAGGAATTTGAAACCTTAGAAAATGCAATGAAAAACGTATATGCCGCTGGTTTTGGTGAAGACATGAATGATGTCGCAGACGCCATATCAACAGTGCGGCAACAGATGGGCGAACTAAGTGAAGATGAATTAACTAAAGTAACACAAAATGCCATTGCCTTTAGGGATACCTTTGGAACCGAAGTTCCTGAAAGTATTAGAGCTGTTAATACTTTAATGGAAAACTTTGGTATTACTTCGCAAGAGGCATTTGATCTATTAGTTGCAGGTCAGCAAAAAGGTCTTGATTTTTCTGGAGAATTTATTGATAATATCAATGAGTATTCCGTCCAATTTGAAAAACTGGGTTTATCTGCCGAAGATATGTTTAATATCATGGCAACAGGCGCGGAAAATGGAGCATTTAACCTTGATAAGATTGGTGATGCTATAAAGGAATTTTCTATCCGTGCCATTGATGGTTCTAATACCACAATAGATGCTTTCAAAAGCATGGGTATGAACTATGAACAGATGGCCCAGAAATTTGCCCAGGGTGGGGACGTAGCAAGAGAGGCATTCTTCCAAGTAGTAGAAGCTATTGCCTCTATACAGGACCCAGTAGAACAATCTCGCATTGGTGTAGAATTATTTGGCACTATGTGGGAGGACTTAGGACCTAAAGTTATAACAAGTCTTGGCGGTATAAAAGATCAAGCAACGGATACCGCTGGCGCAATGCAGCAATTAGTAGATCAAAAATATGATAACCTAAGTGGTTCTTTAAGTCAATTAAAAAATTCTTTTGAGTTATTGGGTATTTCTGTTGGTGAAGTGCTATTACCATACATACAGGCAGCGGTTGATTGGCTCCAAAAAATAGTTGATGCCTTTAACAATCTTGACCCTGGTATGCAACAAGCTATTGTTACTGTTGGTCTTGTGGTTGCTGCACTTGGTCCTCTGATGATAATAGCAGGTAAAGTTGTTACGGCATTTACCACATTACAACCTGTGATATCCGGTATAGGTACGGCAATAGCCGGGTTGTCCCCTCCGATATTAGCTATAATAGGTGTTGTGGCTGCTATGGCTGCTGCATGGGCCGCAGACTTTGCCGGTATGAGAGAGTTTGTGTCAAGCACTATGTCTACCATATCAAGCATAATATCTACTATACTTAGCACTATAAAATATATCTGGGACAATAACTTACTTGGTATACGGACAGCAGTCGAAGCCGCATTTACTATCATTCAAACTGTTATCTCTACTGTATTGGGTGTTATACAAGGTCTAATAAATGCTTTTTCCGCTATTGTACGTGGTGACTGGCAAGGACTATGGGATGCAGTCAAACAGATTGTAACTACTGTTTGGGAAGGTATAAAAACTATTGTTACTACCGCATTAAATGCAGTAGTAAATATTATAACATCCATAGGCTCTGCACTATACAGCGCAGCAACCGGGGCCTGGAACATGATTAAAAAGGCCGCTTCTACTGTATGGGATGCAATTACAAGTTGGTTCAAAGGAGCGGTTGAAACCGTTGTTAATACTGTAAAAGGATTAGGTAATAAACTATTTAATGCTGCAAAAAATGCTTTTAATAGTCTATTAGACGGTTTCAAATCTGTATGGAGCAGTATTACAGGCTGGGTGACAGATAAAATAAATTGGTTGGGAGACCAGTTTAATAAAGCAAAAAGCAAGGCAGCAGAGCTACTTGGACTTGGCGGCGGAAATACAGGCTCTTATGCTTCCGGGTTAGACTATGTTCCTAACGATATGTATGTTAAAGTACATAGGGGTGAACGTATTATGACTGCACAAGAAAACAGAGCTTATAATAGTTCCCGTGGAAATGGTGGTGGGGGAGATACTTATAACTTCTACTCACCAGAAGCACTAACCCCGGTAAAAGCAGCACGTGCTTTTAAGAGAGCAAAACAAGAACTCGCATTAGGGTATAGATAAGGGGGTGATTAAACTTGATAGAGGCTTTAACTTTAGTAAATCTTTCAACTAATGAAGAAATAAATATAAATATGACAAACGGTGAATACTGGTTAGGAGAAGCCGACTTAGGACAAACTGAATCAGATATTCATACATTTAAGTATATAAATCAAATAGGCGAAAGTGTTTATAATACTTCTATTGAGCCAAGAAGTATCTCTATTCAAGGTTGGATTGCTGGGTGGGATGAAAATAAAGTACGACAACAAAAAATAAAACTTAATCACTTTATAAATCCAAAACAAACTATAAGACTTATAGCAAATGATTATAGTATAGAATTCTATCCTGAAACCTCTGTTGTTTATTCACCTACTTATGAAGATAACAATAATCTTATTTGTAAATTTCTGATATCTGGGTTTTGTCCTTATCCTTTATTTACAGATAAAGATGAACATTTTGTATCAGTAGCATATACAAAAAAGCTATTTCATTTTCCACTAATTATACCAAAAGACGAAGGTATAATGTTTGGGATAAGGCAACCCAGTCTTATAGCAGAAGTAGATAATAATGGTGATTTTGATATAGGGTATATTATAGAGTTTCGCGCTCATGGTAAAGTGGTAAACCCTATATTAACTGACATTGGGTCACAGGAATTTATTGAAATAACAAAAACTCTAAATAATGGAGAAACCGTCATTGTAGATACACGAGAAGGACAAAGGCGGATAAGAGGGATATTAAACAATACTGAAAGCAATTATTTTAAGTACAGATCATTAGACAGCTCATGGCTATCTTTGGCAGTAGGCACAAATTATCTGCGGTATAATGCAGAAGAAGGTATAACAAATCTTGAAGTTTATATAAGGTTTAACCCTGGGTATTTGGAGATAGACCAATGAAAATAGAAGTTACTGTATTAAGCCAAGATATGGAAATGTTAGGCTTAGTAAATCAAATGACAAGTTTACAATGGACACAACGGTTTTCTTCTGTTGGAGAGTTTGGTCTATGGGCTCCTTTAACTAAAGAAAACACGGAGTTACTAAAAGAGGATAACTTAATTTGGATAGGTACTGATGAAATAGGTGTTATAGAAACTGTAACTAAGAATAAGAGTAGTGATGGAGAGCTTACCTTAGAAGTAGGTGGCCGATTCAATGAATGTTGGTTATTCAAAAGAATTGTATGGGATGCTTATTCAAAGACGGACACTGTCAGCAATCATATAAGAAACTTAGTGCAATCTAATGTAGTATCTCCTGAGTTATCTTCTCGTAAAATATCACAGATATCTCTTGAAGAAAATGCACCATCTGTCGGTCCTTCTATTTCTATATCTGCCAATAGAGATAACCTTTTAACCACAATAGAGGATATATGTGCCGCAAATTGGGTTAGTGCCAAATTCAAAAATGATATAAGAAATAAAAAAGCTGTTTTAACTATTCGTACAGCAACAAACAGAAGCATAGAGCAAAATAGTGTACCTCCTATTGTATTATCATCGCAATTAAGTGATGTATTAGAAATGGGGTATGACTTAGATACAACAGAGTATTGTAATACCGCTATTGTAGCAGGTGCGGGGGAAGGGTCAGAAAGAAAAATACAATATGTAAATCCAGAAAATTCCGGGCTAAACCGTAGAGAGTTATATGTAGATGCAAGAGATTTACAAGATTTTGTAACATGGAATGCGGTCATTACTACAACGGAAGTATCATTAAGTGAAGAAACAACAGAAGACGGTGAAACTATATATAATATAAAACGTACTATTAAAAAGGTACTAACTCACCCTGATACTGGGGAACAAAGAACAACATATACTTATGAATATGAAACAAGGGATACCGGCCCAGAAGAAGATAAGACGGAAGAGACTACGGAAGATATACCGATACCAGACGAACAATACTATAACATGCTTACAGAAAGAGGTAAAGAGAAATTAAAAGAAGTAATTAAAGTTGAAGCATTTAATAGCCAGGTTAGGATGACAGGTGCAAGGGCTTATACTTATGGGGAAGATTATTTTTTGGGCGATAGAATAACCGTAGAAGATACAGATGTTTCAATATCTGTATCGACTGAAATAACAGAAGTAGAACAATCTTGGGATGAAGATGATTATAGTGTTATATTAACACTTGGCGATTCTGCCCCAACAATCACACAATTAATTAAAAGGAGGAGATAACATGGCGCTTACATACGGGTTTTTTGATGCAGAATTAGTGCAAGGGCAGTATGATAGAGTATATGACGCTGCTGAATTTGCCCAGTATTTTTCTTTATTGATTAAAAATGGTGTATTTCCTGACCCTTCCACAAATTTGCAAGTAAAGGCATCAAGCCCTACTGCAAATATGAACGTAAATATAGAGGCGGGTTATGGGTGGATTAATGGTTATTGGGCAAAGAATGATAGCCCCTATACGCTAACTATTCAACCCGCTCATGGTTCTCTTAATAGGATAGATGCCGTTGTACTACGTTGGGTTTCTTCTACCCGTTCTATGGAATTTGATGTATTAACTGGTACACCCAATGCAAGTCCGCAAGTTCCTAATCTAACCCGAACTGTTGAGGTATATGAGCTAATGCTTGCGAGTATTACTGTTGCTAATGGTGCTACTTCTATTGCACAAGCATCTATTACAGATAAGCGCCCCGATTCCTCTGTTTGTGGCTGGGTTACAAGCCTAATAGAAAATATAGATACGACTGATTTGTTTGCACAGTTTGAAGATGCCTTTGAGACATGGTTTGATAACATTAAAGGGCAATTAGAGGGGGATGTAGTAACAAACCTGCAACGGCAAATTGATGAAAGAGTTAAAATAGAAGATAAAGCAACCGAAGAAGAAG